AACAACAGGAGTCTTGTGCCAAGACTTAACTAACTCTTGAGATGTATCGCCAAGTTCATCCATGATGGCAGAGGTAACGAACATACCCCGTTCAAGAAGCCACTTGCAGTTGTAAGACATTTGAAACTCATCAGAGTCCTCACCAATACGAAGCATTTCTTTTCGAATTGATCGTTCGTAGTTAGGGTTGTACTTAATGACGTCTTTCCAGTCCCATTGAAAGTGGTTCTGTCTGGCATTACGTCCAGTCTGTCTACGCTTGTTTAACTGGATGGCTTTGTAAAAGTTATTTTTGCTTGTCGTTGGTGTTCCTGTTTTAACCATAGTACCTGCGTAGTACGCAAGCATTGGGGAAATAGATTTAGATACAACAAAGTCATCTGCTTCTTGGCACTCATCAATTACGATAAGATGGAACGACTTAGATTCGATCTTTGCTCGTGGGTTAGCAGTCATCATGGTGATGCTAGAACCAGATTTAGTAAGTTTAATTTGACGAGTAACACCGCCTACACGGGCAGCCTTATCATCGATCTCAACGTCATTCAAAATCTCAAGAGCACGCTCAGAGGTAAGACGAGTAACTGCACGTCCAAATAGGGTTTCAGCCTGTCCTTCGGTAGGAGCAAATAGCCCAACCATTAATCCATCTTTAAATTTTCCTAAAAGATCAGGGTACAATTTTGCAAGCCGTGGCAAGAGGATCATCAAAGTAACCACAGTATCGGCCACTGTTTCCGACTTGCCCGACTGACGTGCAGCCAATGCTGTGATCTCTTCTGCGTCATTGATGATGACTGATTCCATGATTCGTCTAGCCAAAGGCTTTTGGTATGGATGCAGATCGTGACCAACAAGTTCTTTAAGAAAGAGCATGATCTTATCGATCAACTTGTCTACAAACTGTTGAGATAGTTCATCAAGTTGTTCTTCTACATACTCTTCTGCTGGTTTTTCTTCTTGCAAAAAGAACTTTGGATTAATCTCCTCAAACTTGTCATCATCAAATTGTTCCATGATTACAAGGAGCGCCGTTCTAATTCTTGAGCGATAGCGTAAAACACTTCAGCGCCCAACTTTACTTCTCCCAGATCGTCTTTACTCTGAGTCCTTTGCCAACTGGAAATATGTTTGCCAATCGTGAACATCGACTGCTCCATCCATAGAACTAATTCTGGCGTAGAGATCATCGAGACTCTTTTCTCGATTCGACTTAAGGGGCGGTGTCCATCCCGCTTCTTCCGTAAAATCATTTTCTGTTACCATCCTTAGTCCGATAAGTTTATCAACTTCAACTGCGTCAGTTTGTCCATTCCATTTTCCCAATACTAACGCTCTATACCTAGGAAGTCTTAGTATTAGTGGAGTTGCTGTTCTGTACGGAGCCTCAGTCTCTTGAGTCCAACCACGAGTAACAACCTTCTTATTCCACTCATAGGGGAATCTAGTAATTTGTACAAAGTATTTTGATCCGATGTCGTGCGTTTTTGGCATTGTTATCCTATTTAAGTGGTCGTAACTTCTTCGGGCTAAGTGAGGTTTTTCCTGCTTTAGTTGAGCCATATCTCTTGCCGTAGTGTACCTGAGCACCACGACTAAACTTGTAAAAGGCTTTACGGGCTGTGGCTGAGATCTGAGAGACATCTGCTGGGCCACGTGGTTTGAAGTCTAAATACTTGTAAATATATTGTCCCTTAGATACACGGGCTTTAAATGCAGCCCATTCTGTAGGGCTAACTTCGTAATAATTATAAAAAGTTCCATCACGAAATACTACTGTGATTTTTTCTTCGTCCTCGTCGTATCCAGCGGCTACTGTTCGTGGACGGTCAATATTGGTGGTAGATGTAGGAACTACAGTAAGAGGTGCAGGAGACTCGTCCTCATCGTTCTGAGCGCCATATGATCCAGGAATAGAGGGATTGTCTTCACTCTCTGTAACATCTTCCCACTGACGCTGATAAGACAACTCTGCAGGAAGTCCTGCCATATTGTTGTAGTCATAGCCTGATTGCGTCTTGTCATAGTACTTCATGACGTCTTTAAGGCCAATGATCTCTTTAAATTCGCCAAACTCTCCAGTAATAGGAGCGGTAGGTAATCCTTGAAATGGGTTTTCTACCTTTGTAATATTTGAAATTGCGTTAGTTTGTGTTGCACTAAATCCGTATACAGAACCAAGTTGCTCTAGTGGGCTGCGTAGTTCCGCAGATGACGGCAGAGCCATGCGCGTTTTGCGCGAAGAACTACCACCACCTGCGGGACGACGACTAGGCATTAGACTATGATGCGAAGTAAGGTGTGATTGTTACAGTGTCACCGATTGCTGCAGATGTACCTGCGGCAGTGCCTTGTGCGTAGATTGTGCCCGCACGAGCAGCAACCTTTGCAGTAACACCTGTGATACCAGAGTGGGCTGTAATGTCTGCGTGTGTTTGTGCCCAACGAATGTTATTAGCGTCTGGAACAACGGTAATGGTGTGTGTACCGTTAAGGTCAGCATCGTATGCTGCACTTCCTGAGCCGTTTGTAAGACCAGCGATTGTTACAACATCGCCAACCTTGTATCCGTGAGCAGTTACAGTTACAGATGCAACGTTAGATGTAAGTGTAATTGCTGTAAGGGCTGGTGTAAATGCAGCCTGTGGAGATGCAACAAGTTCTGCATCTTGAAGGGCGTCTGTTGCATTTGCGGTTGTAAGACCGAGAACGTTTGGAACTACAACGTAGTCAACTCCGCCAGATTGAGAACCTGTGGTGTTTGGTGTGTATCCAGGATAGCCGTTCCAGCCATCTTCTGCGATGTTGTGTGAATCCAATGTGTAATCCAACTTAGCGCTGGTTCCACGGACATCGTTTGGTTGTAGAGGCATGTTGCCCCATACAAAATCTACTGCCACATTTCCCGCTGAATCGAGAAGGTGACCATCGTTATTCGTAGCCATTTATTTCCTCACAATCATGATTGGTTAGTTCAGCCTCCAAAAGTACTTCTTCGCAGTCGCGACATCTGAAGAAGCGTGTATCGTCTAGTCCAACGTGTAAAGAGTCCGCGTGTGATTCGTCGTATGCCATCTTTGGTTGGGCTAGAACTTCTGATGGAAACGGGCCTTGAGGGCTGTGCGCTCCTGATGGTACAGCATGTCCCTGTACCGCGAACTTGCGAATGACCTTCATTATTCTGAAGGTGTTGCTGGCGTTGCCTTCTTTGTTTTCGCCTTATTTGCAAGCGCTTCTGTGGCAGCGGCTGCTTCTGCAGCATATTGGTCAGTTGTACGAAGAAGTCCAGCAATCTTTCGTGCTTCTAAAAATGCAGGAAGATGCGGCTCACAATACGGAATTGACTTCTTTTTGCTGATGTCATAAACATACATTGCATCAGAGTTACAGTTTGCACACTTCATGGATATTGCTCCAATCCTAATTTAACGTCATAACCGCCACTCATTGGCCCTGGACGTGATGGGTCGGGGAATATCCCATCAAGTTGTGCTCTCTTCTCTGGAGAGATATCTGGATGATTTGCTACGGACTGTGCCCTGTTCCAAAACTCTGGAGGATACATTCCAAAATTACGAAGTATTTGTCCCTGAGTTTTAAGGTTAGGATTAGCGCTAGAACGAATAGCAAAGTCTAAAATTTTATGATCGATAGCACTGAGTGGAGGAGTCTTTGAGTTTACTCCTGCGTTAAAGTGCTCATACGAACTATCGTCGTGCGCTAATTGGCCAGCCATAGTTACTTCTTTTTAGGCTTGGTTCCTGGAGCAGTTGGCTTATTGCCGCTTTGCTTAACAGGTACTGGGGTTACTTTTGCTCCAGTGATTGGGTGGATCGCTGTTTTGTTCTTAAGTGTTCCTGGCATTGGTGCTCCTGTAGTTGATGGATTTATTGGTCCGCGCTTACGATACCCAGGCATCGGTGCCCCAGTGTTTTCTGGAGTAGGCGTTGCCCTGTGTACGACCTGCATCGTAGAGGCATCATCAAGTTTATTCTGCTTATATTTCTCGTGCTCTAAAAGCATTTTTTTATATGAAGTCTTTTTTGCGCCCCTGAGCGTGCTTTCAATTTTATCTACTGCCCAGTCTCCTGGGTTGATTGAAGTGATGCTCATAAGGCTATCTTCCCCTAGTTTGCAGCGGGAGTCTTAGTATTTGTAATGCAATTTTCAATGGTAATTAGGCGATCGCCCATCTCTACAAACGCTTCAAGCAGTTTGTCTTGTACTTCTATTACTTTAGACTGGTTTGCGTAGAGTTTATCTACTTTGTCTTTGGTGGTGCTTCCACCATTATTGCTAAGTTCGCCATCTAGTTTGTTAAGGCGTTCCATCACTCCAGGAACTCGATCACGTCCTGGAGAGGCTTCTTCGCCTTCCCAATCGCGCATGAAGCGCTCCATCCAATGCACCCATCGACGAACGCGAACATAACCAGGCTTAATAAGAAATCCTAGACTGACGAGACCGCCAGTGACACTGGCAAAAACTACCCAAAAAGTATTTGTCACTGGCAATCTCCTGAATCAGTTACTTGTTGTTCTGTGCAATTGTCTTTTCAGCATCTGCTGCAGCAGTTGCTACACCTTCAGCGACGACAGCCTCTGGGAGACCTGTCTTCTTAGAGATAATGTTAGCAACTGATGCTGGGTTCAACTTTGCAAGTGCTGGAGCAACCAAACCTGCTGCAAGTGCCCAAATGACTGACTTGTAGTCGTGATGGCCTGGTGTCTTCAACGTGATTCCGACGATACCGATAGCAGTACCAGCGGTTGCATATACGTAGTGCTCTACGAGAGCAAGATACTTCTTGTTCATGGATCTCCTAATTAGGTTGGTTAGTTCTTATCCTTGGGGTTACGAAGTCGAAATGTCGCAATCCACAAGAATAAGGAAATAAGCGTAGCATCGCCTACCACAGTTTTGGCGCTACCTGTAAGTACCAACCATGCTGAGAAAAGGCCTACAAAGGTCCAAATCTGGTTAGCAAGGTCTGCCAATAGGGATTTAATGAACTTCATTATGACCTCTTTCTAAATCGTGCAATAGCGCCACCTACAACGGTGACTACTAAGATCTTTTTGGCTTTCTTTCTTGTTACTGGTGACATGTCGTTACCAATGTTCTCCATGGCGGCAAATGTTTGACTTACCGCTTGGATTCCTGGCACTGCCGCTAATGCTCCTGTTACAGGGGTAGCAACGACAGGGACGGCAATGTCAGGAGCGTTAAATGCTGTTCCACCTGGTTGTCCAATAAATGTGTCAGTAGTAGTAATCGCTTCTGGTGGAATAGGTAGGCCAGAGCCTGGAGGAGGGGGTGGTGGAGTCAACTTTCCATCTTCCCCAATTACTTGTGGGGCAGTCTTTGTTCCAAAGAACTGAATACCACCATTCTCAACTCCTGGCTTATCCACCTGAATGTGTGGAACAAGTGCTGTTACAGGAGGAAGAACAGGTGTAGTGTCAGGCAAAGAATTAGGGTTATCAGGTATTAAGTTAGGAGAAGAAGATGTCGATGGGCTTGGTGTTGGCTGCGGTGTTGGCGATTCTTGGGGTGTTGGTGTCGAAGACGGCGAAGGAACAGGGGTTGGTTGAGGTGTCGTGGTTGGTGTTGGTGTTGACTGAGGTAATGTCGGTGATGGTTCTGGCGATGGCGTTTGTGAAGGGGTAGGAGATGCAGTATCAGTTGGTGTCGGTGTTGGCGCAGGTGAAGCATCGGAAGCGCTTGGAGATGGAGTCGGGTCAGGTGTCTGACTGGGTGTTGCGCTTGGAGAAGGAGTTGGAGTTGGCGTTGGAGTCGCTGCAGCCGCACGATCAGCAGCCGCTTGAGCCCTGGCAGCAAGATCAGCAGCAGCCTTGGCTGCGGCTGCATCCGCAGCAGCCTTAGCAGCAGCAGCGTCTGCCGCTTGCTTATCAGCAATTGCTTGTTGAATTGTGGCTGTTGAATCGGAAACTACAGTCGCAGCAGTATTAGCGTCTTGTAATGCCTGTGTCGCAGCATCATTTGCAGTAGACAACGTTGAAGCAGCAGTTGCCTGTGCTACTTGAAGGACTGTTTGAGCAGTTGCTTGTTGTGCAACCGCAGCATCGTAGTCTGATTGCGCTTGCGCTTGTGCAACCTGTTGTGCTGATAGTTCTGTTTGAGCGCTGGTCAATTGCGCTTGTAAATAGTCAAGGGTAGATTGATCTGTGGTTAATTGGGCTTGCGCAGCAGCCAAATCTGCTTGTGCTTGATTTAAAGCATCCGTGTCTGCGCTAACTGCAGCATTTGCGTTTGCTAAGGATGTTTGAAGAGACTGCAAAGTCTGCTGATCGTTTGTCAAAGTAGTTTGAGCAGCCTGAGCAGCAGAAACTAGCACTGGGTCTTTCACAGTTCCTGTTGTTGTGTGACTAAAGTTTTGAGCAGTAGGAGATGTAAAGTATTGGTTGTTTACAGCCCAACCTAAAGTTACTCCAGCACCACCACCATTTTCGTAGTAGTACAGGGTAATGTCTTGTGTTTTGTTGGTAGAAACGTCAAACGATTGGCTGTATGCGCTCCAGTTTAGGCCTTGATCTCTCCAGTTGTTAATGACAAGAGTTCCATTAATATAAAGACGAGCACCGTCATCTGAGTACACAGCGTATTTGATTGTGTTCATTGCAGCATCAGCCGTAATCTGCCCAGAAAAGATGATAATGACGTGGTCAGATAAACCAGAGTTAAGAAGTTGACCACTTCCCCAGTTGTAAGAGATTTGCGGAACTACTGTGGTTAGCACTGGTACAGCGTTTGCTGATGGATACGCAGGAGATGCTCCATTAGCGGCTGCATACACCTTTGCAATAAGCCCTGGTGCTTGGACAGTGCCAGTAACTGCAGAAGCATTAGCGGCTGCTTGAGCATTTTGAAGAGCGGTTGCATCCGTAGCAACTGTGGCTGTAGCAGTATCTACTTGTTGAGAAATACTTGTGAGTGTGGTTTGGTCATCAGCAACTAGTCCAGATGCTGCGTCTACAACACTCTGTTGCGTATCTACTGTATTTTGACTCGACGCCACAACTTGAGTTTGCGATTGAACTTGGGCAGTCGTTGTGTCTACAAGTGTTTGTGCTGCCGCAGTGTTTGCAGTTTGGACTGTAAGCGTTTCTTGTGCGGCTGCAACCGTGGCGGTTGCCGAGTCAACACCTGCCTGAGCAAATGGTACAACTGCAGCAGAAGCCTGAGCGGTAGATAAGGCGTTGTTAGCCGTAGCGATAGACGCAAGTGCTGCCTGCACTACAACGGTAGCGCTATCTACGGCGGACTGAGCAGTAGGAATTTGAGTAACTAAAACTTGTACATCAGGGATTTGAGAGAGTGTTGCAGTAGAGTTATCTACAGCAGTCTGTACTGTGGCAGTTGCTGAGTCGAGTATTGAGGAGACCGAATCCAATGTTACCGTGGACGTATCGAAAGAGGATTGCGGAGTTAGAGGCGCAGATTGAACAGTACCAGAGGGATCGGGCACAACTACTGAAGGTTGTGAAACTGATGGATCACTCGTTAGAACGGGAACAAGAGTTGACGAAGCGTTTGACAAAGAGTTTGATTGAGAAGAAGAGGAAGAAGTAGATGTTAATTGCTGTGGGTCTGATGGTTGTTGGGTTACTGTTGGTGTCTCTTGGACTGTACTTGGCGTGTTTAGAGAATCGTTGGTGGAAAGAGTTTGAGAAGGAACTGCGGAATCGCCAGGAGTAGAGTCTGCGTGAACAGGCATGCCAAAGGGAAAGCAGAACAATGCAATTGTTCCGCCTAAACTTGCTTTGATTATCCTTGTGCGTGCTTCAGATTGTGCTGCGAATGTACGCAGTGGTTTCAACTATTCCCCTCGGAATGTTAATTGCCTCAGTTAATTATAACGGCTTCCAATTTTTCTTCACTATGAAGTTTTCCCCACCAGAGTTTACAGACTCTCCCTCAATTCCTCGGCCAGGAGATGGCCATGTTACAACTGATGGATTTGCTATAGATTTTACTGTTGGTTGTACGTATTGAAATTCTTGTCTAATTCCACGACGTTGATTTACCATTAAAATCTTACGATTAAGTTGTTTACTCATGCTGGCGATCCTCCAGCAGCGCCAGCAGCACTTGCTGCGGCTCCGCCTTCACCAAGACCATTGGCAGTACCAAGACCCATCGAATCTTCAGCGTTTTCTTGTGCTGGCGTTTCACTTGCTTCATCTGAGGTAGAAGTTACAAGGTTACCTGCAGATAGTGCGCTTGTATATGCAGGGTACATTGTGTATGCATTACCGATTCCCACATAAGTTCCAGCAAGGCCTTCTCTCATAGAGCGGTGACGTTGCATCGCTTCGATGTCGTTGGCTTTTTCAAACTGCTTACGACTAAGATTGCTCACTGATGTTTCCTTCGTTGTAGTTTCCGTAATCTCCGTTTGGTCCGCCATACATACCGTTACTTACATGGTCAAACTGAACTGCAGATAGTCTGCTTGCTGGATGATCGTGCGAGTTGTAGTATGCAGTTGTGGTTAAGCGCGTAGGCTCATTGCTTGCCATAGTTAAACACGCCCTCTGGATCAAATACTGAGATCGACTTCAACACTAGGGGAGTACCAACTTCACGAGCATGATGCCCGCAAAAGAGCAATTCTCCTGAAACCAACTTTGCGCGAACCTTTGCTTGAGCACCGCATTTATCGCAGCGATCTTGCGCTGTAAAATCAACCTGGGACTCAAGTGTGGTTGTCATGGCTTTAGTTTGCCCTCTTTTTCCTCTGGTGTATGGGCATAATATGACCATAGACGCTTACACAAAATCATATTTCTGCGAGATATGTGGTACTAAGTATGTAGTACCATCGTTGGCTCGACATTGCGAATTAAAGCACTTACATTCGGAGGAAAATAATGGCGGTATATGAGTATTCATGCATTCAATGTGACACTACAGTAGACAAAGAGCGCAGCATCCACGATCCAGAACCAGAATATTTCTGTGAATCGTGTGGCTACGCTCTTGCTCGAGTCTATTCTCCGTTTGGACTTTCATTTAAAGGTGGAGGTTTTTACTCCACTGAAGGTCGTAACGTTTAGTTGTAGTCAGGTGCAATGACTGGTGGAACTGGTGCTGCAGTAGGAACTGCAGGATCGTCCGCTGCTGGAGCAGCAGGTGCTACAACTGGTGTTGCAGGAGTTGCATCTACTGGAGCAGCAACAGGTGCGGCTGGTGCAGCAGGTGCGATTGATCCATCAGCAGCAGAAATGGTCATATCAGTTCCTGCTTGACGTGCTTCGACTTGAAGATCAGCAGCAGTCTTAGCCTGAGTATCTACTGCCGCAAATGCTGCGTTAATTTCATCAAGAGACAACTTACCGTCATCCATAAATCCACGAGCCAACTTTTCGATAACAGTTGCACATGCAGTAAGTCCTGCAACAGTCATTGCCTTAAGAGTTGAAATGTGTGCGATAGCACCAGCACCGATAACTCCGAGAGCGCTTGCTGTGAAGGCTGCGACGATACGCATCAACACGTTCCAAAATAGTTTGATATTGTCTTTCATTTCAACCCCTAGGTTGCTAGAGCCCCCTCTAGTTTGCCTTTTTTGCGTCTATGCCTTCCTTGCGGAACATTTTAACATTCTTCTTCTTATCGTCATATGCCTTCTTGACTTCAAAATTAGGCAAGATTCTCTCTTCAAGAATGTGTTTCTTAACTTTTTTATCTTTTTCATCGTTATCGATGGGGCGCATATACAACTGGTCGTAAGGAACACCGTTCTTGTGTAACCAGTTCTTTGTGTCAGAGCGATAATGGGCTGACCGAGCAGTCAGAATGATGACGTCTCGTCCCTTTTGTTTTGCTTCTTTTGCCAGTGCAACCATGTGAGGAAAAGCGGGGGCATGATCAGCAGCCTGACGAAACTCATCGCTATTAATTTTATGTAATGCTTCATAGTCTTTAATATCTGCCAGAGTTCCGTCAAGGTCGAAGATAACGGCTTTTTTGCTGCGCTTATTGCGCCCAATCTCAAAAGAGTCGTTTTTATCCATTAGGCTATTATCAGTCAGCCTGAATGCCGATACTCTCTAAATACTTATCTTTCTCTGAAAGAAGGTAATCCTTAATCTCTTGCTGACGTGCTTCAATCATCTCTTCTGTCTTTGTAACCATATCTTGTTCTAATTCATCCTTGTGCTCGTTAAACTGCTCTACGGCGTAGTCCAGTACTGATTGAAATTTTGCGGCAGTAATCTGTGCCTCAGTCCAACGGTCTTCCGCTTCCTTATTACGCTTTGCAATAATCGCGTCTAGTTGGAGCGCTTGGCGCTCTTCAATCTTCTTTTGTCGGTTTGATTTATAGTAGGTTTCCATGTCGGTACCTTATCGTGTTTCTTGTACGTAAATACGTGTCTCTCCACCAGAGTAGACATCATACTCTTTAGCGGCGTCAATAGCGATCGCCATCTCTTTCTTTGCCTTTTCGATAGTGCTAAGGTCTTTCTTGTACAAAGAGCCTGCAGCAAAGTCTCCACCGCTACCAGATGAGGTAACACCGCGAATTTCACGGTCAAATGAGTAGTCCTCATCAACCCAGAAAACAACGCCCTGAACTGCAACGATAAACGCACCATCGTGCTGCGCGAACTCGCCATCGTCCTTCATGTCGTAGCCGCCATCAATAAATAACTTACGCATGGATGGAATAAATGTTCGAGCCATCCACTTGTCTAACTCATCGACAGTCATACGTGACTTGCGAGGCTTTGGTGCTTGCCAAGCCTTCTGCATCAAGTCCATACCGCGACCCATGCCACAACCAGCGATAAGAATGCCATTGTTGTTAATTACTTTGTCATTTGCCATTTGAAGGCGTTTGTATTCACTAACGGTAGATTGGGTGTCTGCACCCATGACAACCCATCCATCTCCTTGGATTGCGGCAATAGTAGTCAAGAGTCCTCCTCTAGTAGTCGAAAGCCCCCCTAGCCTAGCAGACTAGAGGGGCGTTCTGGTAAGTGTCCGATTTATCCTAATTAGGCGTTTTGAAATATCTCCGCCCAAGTCTTAGGGCCAACAATACCGTTTGAGTCCAAAGCATCAGATTGGGTCTGTACAGCCATGACAGCCTTCTTGGTAAGTGGGCCATATGAGCCGTCAGCGGTCAAATGGAGGGCTGTTTGGATCGCGGCTACGTTAGGGCCTGAATCTCCTGGTTGGATCGTTCCTGGGAACGGTGGAATGACTTTAGGGGCTGGTGTGGCTGGGTGTGAAGCGGCGGCTCCAGCATAGGCTGGACGGCCAAATCCGACCACGGTAGACCAGAGGTGGCGTGAGTTATTCGCCTTGTAGCCACGGACGTTAGAAGCGACTTCTCCGCCGTTATTTGGGCTGCCCTTAGGCTTGATGTCTGGAGAGGTGTTGCCCTCTACAGTGGTGATTGTGCCATCGCCATTATCCTTGAGTACAACACCTACGTGTTGAATAGGTGATGTTGGTGTGGCATTTGGAACGAATGAGAAGTAGATCAAGTCACCAGGCTGTGGGTGAGCATTTGCAGCATCTGCCCATGTGCCAGCCTTCTTGAATGCCGCAGCACCGTTTGGTGTGTAGACAGTGTTAGGGATAGT